CGGAACACGACCTAATGAGAGTCATGTTACCCACTGGGGTAGAACACTTGCGTGAAACGTCGCCACGTGGTTTACCCAAAATTCTTTTTGGGTTTCGGGGGTGGTGCCACCTCAGGCTCCGCAAACTCCCGCAGGCTCACATGCGGGGGAATGAGGGGAGTGGCCTTCGCATCCCTCAGGAGGTCCTTGCGCAAGACAGCAAGGACACCCTCGACGCACTTCTCGTACGCCTCTCGGTCCATCTTCCGTGATAGGTTCAGCTCGGTGATCAAGCCTGCACCCGTGTAGTACGGTCTCTCATCAATGAAGAATCCTTGGCATTCTGCGAAGATATACCCGATAGCCGCAGTAGTGGTACCGTTTTCAACAGCCCACGTCACACATCCAGGACAAATAGCATCGTCTGTACTGGCTGCGTCACTGGCAGCGCACGTGTACCACACAGCGGGGTTCCAGCGCCCTGTTTCAACGAAATTTAGCGAAAAGTCTTCATACGCTGAACCCATCGCTGCAAACTCGTTGCACATCAGAGCGCCGGACGTCGTAGCCATGCTAGAGCACGTGCCGGGATCTTCGTTGCACATGTATGTCAAAAACACTGCACTCTGAAGGCTCGTCGGAGCATAATGAGTGTAGTGCATCGCACCATATGTCGGGCGCCACCTTCCATACGTCAACGCCTTCTGGTAATTGTTGACGAATAGCGCTGGGTTGCCAGGAGTGAAGGGGATGGGTGTATTCAAAGAATACCCACCTCCCGACACCGCGGCAATAGACCCAACTAGAGCTTGGATGTGGAACGGGACTTCGCCCTTTGCGTTCGGTTTTCCAATGTTGAAAAACGGTTGCCGCATGTTGCGCGCAAATGCTACCGGTGCGTTCATAGTCTGCACCAGTGCACCGCCACCTGTACCTCCGCCACGGGCGACTGATCGCTCGTCGAAGCCGGTGACGGCCTTAATAGCACTACGTATTGGTCCTGCTCCGGGGATCGGAAGCATGGCACCAGCATCGAGCAGCGCGCTAAAGCCGCTTCTATGCTGTTTAGCCAGCTCGAGTCCTCCTTCAAGCAGGGACTTCTTGTGTTTCTTCTGTTGACGCTTCTTAGCATTCTTCTTCTTTCGCTGTCCTTCTGGCGTCATCGTGTTCAAACTGATCGATCTTTCGGAATGATTTGCCCCAATCCAATGGGCTTGTGTAAGAGATTTATTGGTCTCGGCCTTCTTCATATGCGAAAGCCCAAGGTGGAAGGTCATCCACCTCGCGACCACGCTGTGCCGCCCTAGCCCTGGTACTCGCCAGGTAGGCGTCTTGCACGTCCTCAGCATCGAACCGCCGTTCATGCATCTCGTCGAGGACTTCGTCCGGTATGGACTCAGCGTCGTACTCCTCCTCGGCGACGTCATCGCCGAGTGAGTCCTGAGCTTCACGCTCCCATTCAGGAGCAACCTCCTCCATCCACGCTGCCATCTTTGTTCCGGTGGCGCGCTTTCCTTTTGGAGCGAACACCAACGCGCCTCGCTGATAGCTTGCGCGTATCTGTGCCCTCAACACACGCAGGTACTTGTGGTAAGCGTCCTTCTGCGCCTGCGTGAGTGGTGGTGTCAAACCCTGCTTCGCTACCGAAGTCGGCAAGGTTTGCGGGACCCCCACGGATCCTCCTTTATCCATATCATACGGCGTGTGGTCGCCTTCGTCGTCAGCCCAATCTTTGGACACCTCCCAAACGGAGCTCAACGGGACTTGCCTGGCTGTCTCAGTGGCCTGAGCGACAACCTGCCAACCCAACACGATGGACTGGAACCATTCCACTGGTGGGAATTCCGTTCCTGCCCAAGGAGGGGTTTCGATCGTCGCTGGCCTCCGCTCATAGTCGGCGTAAGCCATGTCGTTCTCCGGTGCAGGGAAGTACCCGTCTTTCAGGTACGCCTCATACCGCCACTTCGCTGCATAATACAGCTCCGGGTGGAACCACCCACCAGATGCCGTCACACCAATGAGGCGCTCCATCAGGCCACGTATGCGGGCTCTCGAGTCCTTCCCATACGTCCCAGCAGGCTGCACGTAAGACAAGACTATCTTGTCGAACGGCCTTACCGGAACGTAGTGGGTCTCCCCGCCCACAACGTGCTTCCTAACAGCGTGCCCCAAGAACACTAGCCAGGGATAATCCCCGCCAGATTCAAACTCGTGGACAGCCATCGTCTCAGGCTTGATCTCCAAACCCAAGTGTGCCTTCAGCGACTTGGCTAGCTCGCCTAGGGCACCCGGAATCTCTTCGCCGCTCTTGAGCCCCCTTAGGGCGGGCTCAATAAACCGCATAGCGGCACAGCTGGCGATCTGATCGAACTCTGCAGTCCCTGGTACTCCAGATCCCAGCCCACCCTTGATGAGATACGTCAAGGCATGAGAAACTAACACGAACTTCTCAAAGGCCATGCGGCAGTTCATCCGCGCCACAGCGGCCCAAGTATTGTCGAGGTAGTCTCCGTACACCTGGATCAGCCATGCGTGTGCCAATTGGCCGAATCCGGTGCCTAGAGACATGTCCATCATCTTGTAGTCCGGCAAGACGATGTACTTCTTCCCGTCAGCAGTGACGATGACCCACAGCTGATCGTCCGAGTAAGCGGCTACATACACCCCAGGTGTCTTGCAGCCCTCAATCCAAGCGATTAGCTTGTTGGCCCCGCCTCGTGCCCACGAGAAGCCGTGTGCATTGATGGACGTAGGGTCTTCAAGGAATGACGCTGCACTGCCGCTGATACCTTGCCACAAAGCTGAAAACAGCAAGTTCCAATGCGCTGGATAAGTGTAGTACGGTCGGATTTTGGTCGCAACCTCATCCAACTGGTACTTATCCAGTTTATTCTTCAACAGCGCTACACACAGTGCAGGGTTCTGGTTTGTCCACTGATCAATTGTTCCTGAGGCGATGCATTCCAGGATCTTCCCAGCCATGGTCACCATCGGCGCAAGGTAGTTACCCTCCGGACTTACCTTGGGCCTCATGAATGGAGAGCCGTAGCCCGTCTTCAAGTCCATCCGCACAAAAGTGAGGTCGCGAGCTCCGAGTCCCGCCAACTTGGGGAGCTTCGACTTGTCAATGGGGAAGTGCTTGAGAACGTAGGGAATGTAGTCCCTGAAACGAAAAGCAGGTTTAGGTCGAGTCAAACCGGCCTTCATGCGCTCATACAGGCCGCTAGAAGGACCGTTTGTCATAATGACCTTGTTTGCTTCTTGCAACGCCGAACGGACGCGATTAATCGCGCCAGCTTCGAATTTGGTGTGTGGAAGCTGTGCCAGAGCAACGAACATTTCTACATCCTTGGAGACAGTAGTATAGGTCTGGTGATGAGTCATCAGATTTTGAAGCCCCAAACTTTTCTTGAAGTGCGGATCTTGGGGATCCCTCTGAAAACTCTGCAAAGGAACTACACCGTGGCCAGTGAACTGGCCGAGAAAATTCTTAATCGTCTCGGCCGACCACTTCGGGGCCATGGCTGGAACCACTAAAGGTTCTGGAACCGGGAGCAACTCCGCCTCTTGGGCCGGATTGACTCCTCGCGACTTCTTCTTAGCCCACTGCCTAGCTACAGCAGCCAGCTCGGTCTTGGTTGGTTTCTCACCCAAATTAGCCTCCAAGGCTTCTCCTAGTGTCATCATGAATCCTGTGCCAAAAGACTTTTTAACTGGTGCTTGTGCCATGACTTGTACATACTTCTCGATCTTTCCCCAGATTTTTCCCTCTGGGGATGGGTGACCGTTTTTGAGAGCGCCGGAGCCTTCCGTGGAAGAGGTTTTTGTCCCTCTGCCACGTCACTGGGGCTAGAGCTCCCCAAGTGGCCGAGGCGCACCGCCAGTGGGATCACCACTGGTGGTGCGAGTCAGCCGATCTGGAGTACACGCCTCCAGCGAAGGGACTTCGGCAGCGTGGGTGGTCA